ATGATCGATGCCGCTACACGCGGTTCGGTTGGTTCAGTCGCCATTCAAATGCGAGTCCTGAATAGTCGGCTTTTCTTCAAGGTTCTGCCGACGCAGTTCCTTACGCCGACATGGCAAGACGACGCCCCCGATACGCTGACACTGGTAACGGAGAAATACAAGACAAAGGGCAAAGCGCTATTCGACTTGGACTATCCGATCAGCCCGGATGACTTCGCCGCTGATTTCTGGTTTCAGCGGACATGGGATAGCAACGCTGAGAACTGGTTCGACCCGTGGCCCGTTATCCCCAAGAAACTGGACTACGTTCCGGTGATCGATGCGAAGCGCAGCAAGTCGCACACGCTCGGCTTCGTCCCTATCGTGTGGATCAAGAATCTGCCCGGAGGCGATGACATCGACGGCGCATGCACGTTCAAGCTCGCCATCGACACGAACATCGAGATTGACTATCTGCTTAGCCAGGGCGGGCGGTCGCTGAAATACAACCTCGACCCAACGATGATGATTAAAGAGCCAACTATGGGCGCTGGCGGGACGTTGGTGAAGGGAGGCGGTAACGCAATCGTGGTTGGGCCGGATGGCGACGCCAAGATGCTGGAAATGACTGGAGGCTCTATCGATGCCCTTCTCGAATTCGTGCGCCTTGCTCGGCAAGTCGGGCTCGAGTCGATCCACGGCAACAAGGCGGACGCAGACAAGATCGCCGCGGCACAATCCGGCCGCGCTATGGAACTGATGAACCAGGCGCTTATCTGGCTCGCTGACAAGCTGCGCATCAGCTACGGTGAAAAGGGCTTGCTCTCGCTCTACAAGATGATTGCGAAGGCATCCCAAAAAACCGGCCTGAAGGATTCCAACGGAAAGGACATCGCGCCCATTTCGACGGATGAGCCGTTGGCGCTCAAGTGGCCTAATTGGTACGCGCCAACGTTCACCGACAAAACGAACGAGGCTAGCACCCTGTCGTCGCTCACCACGAGCGGAATTCTCTCGAAGGAAACCGCAACGGAATCCATCGCTGACCAATACGACATCGAAGACGTTCCCGCCGAACTGGCGAAGATCGCAATCGAGCAGAAAGCCGCAGCAGACGCAGCGGTTGCCCTCGCAGTAGCAACCAAGCCCGTCCCGGATTCAACCGGCGACTAACACCGCGCACGATGCGCAACACCGAACGGCCCGCTAGATGCGGGCTTTATTCATTTCTATAGGATCGGGCTGAAGCCCATACCAACTATGCGCATTTCTTCCTTACTCGCTCACCTTCTCGGCTTCTCCCTCGCTCGCTCGTATGTCGATGACCCGGACGCTGGCGGCGGTGGCGATGCAGCCGCCGCTGCTGCTGCCGCTGCTCGTGCAGCGAACCCGCCCCGTGAATCGTTCTCGCGTGAGTACGTATCTGAAATCCGCGAAGAGGCCAAGTCATGGCGCGTCAAGTTCCAAGAGCGTGATGTGGCGCTCAAGGAAGCGAGCGAAAAACTCACCGTTGCCGAGAAGGCCGCTCAAGAGGCTGGCACGAAAGCTGAACAGGCGGCAAATGAGCGCGTGATGCGTGCCGAACTGAAGGCCGTCGCACTCAAACATGGCGTGGTCGATATGGACCTGTTGAAGCTTATGGACCTTTCGGCGGTCAAGTTGCTGGAAAACGGCGACATCGAAGGGGCTGACGCTCTGTTCGAAGCCGCGAAGAAATCGAAGCCGCATTTCTTCGGAGCGGTATCGACAAGTTCGACCGCCAAGACTCCGCCAGTTGGCGACCCAAAGGTTACGGATGCGCGCAAGCAGACGCCTGAAGAATACGCCGCCTCGAAGGCCGCATATCTGAAGGCGAACAAGTAACAGCCTGATCCTTCCGCAACAAATCGAGTAGTTCCCCTGTAAATAGCGGCCCGCCAATGTGCGGGCCGTTTCCATTTGAAGGCATCACAATGGGTATTCAAGCATTCCCGGCCGCGCTCGTCCCGGCTATCCAAACCGGCATGTTGGCGCGTGAATTCGAAACGGGCCTGCAATCGGTCCTGACGTATCGCGAAGTTGCAGACCGCGAAATCTTCCCGGCCGCCATCGGTGAAACGCTCACCAAGACGCGCAAGGGTTTGAAGACGCCAGTTACCACGCCGCTGGTTCCCTCGACCAATACCAATCTAGACAACGGCTTGACGCCGAGCGGATGGACAATCGAGCAATACACGCTTGCGGTCAACATGTACGGCGATACCATCGATCTGAACATGGTCACGTCGCGCGTTGCCATCGCATCGCAGTTCTTGCAGAACGCGAACACGAACGGCATCCAGGCGATGCAGTCTGTTGATCGGATCGCGCGCAACGTGATTTTCGGCGCGTACCTGTCGGGCAACACCCGCGTGCGCGTCACGCTCGGCTCTGCTGGCGCAACCGTTTCGGTGGATGACATTCGCGGCTTCCAAACCGCGTTTTCGAACGGCATTCAAGTGCCCGTTTCGTCCAGCTTCCCGCTTACCGTCACCGTTGGCTCGGATGTCTACACGCTGACCGGCGCGACCGCTGACGGCACCAACGTGTCTACGGCTTTCGGCGGTATCTCGGGAACGCTGACGTTCACCACGAACGTGACCGTGGCCGATGGAACGTTGAATCAGCCGGTGGTCGCTGCTGTCGGTTCGTCCATTTTCCGCCCGAACAACCGCGCTACCTGCGCGCAACTCGTGGCTGGCGACACAATCACCATTGCGGTCCTGTTGAACGCCGTTGCGACACTGCGTTCGAACCGCGTCCCGACGATTCGAGGTCTGTACAACGCGTATCTGGATGACCGCCAAATCATCGGCCTGTTCGCTGACCCGGAATTCCAACTGCTCTACCGTGGTCAGTACGCATCCACCGCGTACCAACAAGGCCAGGTGATGGAAATGGTCGGCATGCGCATCATCCCGACAACGGAAGCGCCGCAGCAAGCATCGCTCGGCGCTGGCGTGATCCACCGCGCACTCGTGTGCGGCCAGGGCGCAATGATCGAGGGCGACTTCGCGGAAACCGGCTACAGCGATGTGGCGGGCGACGAAGGCTTGGTCGAAATGCTCGACGGCGTGGCGATGGTGACTCGTGAACCGCTCGACCGCTTGAAGCAAATCGTGGCGCAATCGTGGTACTGGATCGGCGGCTTTGCTGTGCCGACCGACATCACCGCTACGACCAACATTATCCCGACCGCGACGAATTCGTACTTCAAACGCGGCGTGATTGTCGAATCGCTGTAATCGACCCGTAGCGATGTGGGCGCGCTTCCAATGGTGAAGCGCGCCCCGCCCCACACATTCCCAGGACAGAACATGGCAACGAAAAAGCCAGTCGCAACGACTGATGCAGAAATTCCAGAAAGCGTAAAGCTTGCCGCTCCGCACGGCTTCTATGACGAAGCGGGCGAACTGCAAGCATGGTTGCAAAACGAAGTCGTCACCGATGCAAAAGACATCGCATTGCTGATCGAGCGCGGCGCACGCCTGTTCGGTATCGGTGATGAGCCAGCGGAACCCGCTAAGGCGGCGTAATGGCCTCGCTAACCGATGCGCAATTGGTGGACTGTCGGCGGTTCTGTGGTTTCCCATTGTTCGGCGGTCAACCGGTGCAGGCGTTCGGTTATCGCTTCTTTCAGTGGTACGGAACGCTCGAATTCCGCATGAACAACATGGACCCGGCCGAAACGGTTGTCGTGACGAACTATCTCACGCAATTGAACCTGCTGGAAACCGCGATTTACGGAACGTCCGCGAATCTCGATACCGATGTTGCCGCCGTCTGGACGCACAACAAAAACGAGCAGCGCGACCGCGAAGCGTTGTTTGACTCGCAACGCCGCCGTTTGTGCGCGTTCTTTGGCATCCCGCCCGGTCCCGGCTTGAAAGCTGTTTCCAGCGGAATCAGTTTTGAGGTCTAAATGGACGGCGCGACCCTGCAAGGAAAGATTTACGAAGGCTACGCCAAGGCCGCTATTCGGCTCGGCTTGCCCTTCGCGCAGTATCGCCCTAGCGGAGCTAACAACCCGGTAACAGGAGCGCCGCTGAACGCCTCCATGCTCGCATCGTTCAATGCGGAGGATATGAAGTACGGACGGCCGAATAAATACGGCAAGGCGACGTGGTATTGCTTGGCCGATGGAACGCAACTCGCGGTGTTCGATTATCTCGTCGGCGCGAGCGGAACGTACTTCATCGCGGCTATGCAACCGCTGCTGCCGATCCTGGCCGTTGAGTGCAATCGCACTGTGAGCGTGACGCGCCCGCAGCTACAAACGCAAGTCGGCGGCCTCACGGATTACGAAGGCACCACGGCGGTGAACGAAACGCCGCTCATGGCTGGCTGGCCCGCGTCAATCCTGCAAGGGAGCAAGGGCGAGAAAGGCGAAATCGTTTTGCCCGGTGACGTTCGCAACGCATGGTGGATCGTGCTGTTTCCTTCGACCCCTAGCGTAGTTCTGCGCTCTGGCGACTTGATATATGACGACAACAATCGGCGCTACATCATTTCGAGTGCGGAACTTACCGACCTCGGCTGGCGATTAACCGCGCTCCAAGGACAAACATAAAATGCCGAGTCTTTACCCGCCCGTCAATGGGCCGTTTACCAAAACGGTGAACAAAAACACGTACACGTCTGCCGGTCAATATCAGCCCGTCACGGTGATTATCCCGGCCGATGTTCATTCGCTTCAAGAGGCCGGATGGCTCGACGTGACAGTCTGCCCAACGCCCAACATGACAACCAGCCGATAAAAATATGGCTGATCTAAGCGACGTTCAAAACGTGCTGGTCGGCCTAGTCGCTGGCTGGCTGTACCCGGTCACAAGCTCGGGTAACTCGGTGCTCGGCTTCCCCGTCCGAATCGGTCAGGGCTGGCCTACTGCCGCGCAGATGGACCCCGATCTATACGATGGGATTGCGAACATTTCCATCTATGCCACGGCGAACGAGCGCAAGACCACACGCTTTGTGCAAGGGTGGCAACAGCTATCGAGCA